GCCTTTTATTGGGTCAGCTGACGACCGGCGAGAAATACACCGAATGGGATCCCACTGCCACCGATGGCAGTCAAATGATCAAAGGTGTCCTGGCCTATGCCCAGAAGATGCAACGTCTGGGTTCCAATGCTGATCGTTGGGTAGGCTGGATCATGGTGGGCGGAAACATCAAAGCGGACAGGTTGCTCATCCCAGGACAGACTGCATATACGATTGCTGGAAATGCCAACGAGCATTTAATCCGCGCTCAGATGTTTGGCCGATTCCTTTTCAGCGACCGCTTGCAGGGAAGCCGCATGGGAGGCTGGAGCAACATCGTAATCAAGACGGCAGATTACACTGTCACCGAAGCGGATAACGACACACTGTTCACCAATCGCGGAGATGCTGGAGCTATCAACTTCACACTGCCCACCACTGCAGAGAAGGGTTTGCACTACGGTTTTTACTGCGTAGCCGATCAGAGCATGACGGTTACCTCCGGTACTGCCGATACCCTGGTTTGCTTTAACGATGCAACCGCAGACAGTATTGCTCTGTCTACCTCTAGTGAAAAGATTGGCGGCATGATCGAGGTCTATGGAGACGGCACTGGTTGGTTGACTAAGACCAGTCTGGCCGCCGACAGTCAAACCGTGACTATTGCCACGTAAATCAATTCCAAACGTAAAACCTGACCACTACTAATTCCCATCCGAGGAAAGACAAATGGCCGGCGAAGTAACCCTTCATCAACTATTTCAAACACCGACAATCACTCGCGTGGTTAGCCGGATTAAAACACCGCTGAGCCTCTTTCAGCAGTTCCTCGGTCAACTCCCCGGTCAAGGCGCTCACGACTCTGTCAGTGGACGTCATGTCGGTTGGGATATTTTTGACGCGACTCGTTTGCTGGCTAAGGGACGACCTCCGGGCAATGGTCCCGCTACCGTGTCTCCAAAGCGTGTCGGACACGTCAGCAGTGTAGCCTATCGAGCGCACGAAAAGATTCATCTGGCCCAGGAACAGATCTTTCGAACACGTCCTCTGGGAGCGCAGTTCGGCAATGTCGATGTGCGCGGTCAAAGTTACATCAATCGTCAAACCACGTTCCTCACACAAAGATTTCGTAACAACCGTGAATTCATGGTCTCGCGAATGTTCAGGAACGGATTCGGCGTAAAGCTATCCGGCGAAGACTGGATTCCGGTTGAGCGCGGAGATGCCAACGCACTGTTTACCGTTGATTACCAAATCCCCTCCACGCATATCAACCAGTTAGATATGGGTACGGGAAGTAACATCATCGGCGCCTCCTGGCACTTGGCAGCAACAGATGTGATGGGGGACGTCCTCGCCATCAACAAAGCCATGGAACGCACCAATGGTAGACCTCTGCGTCACATATGGATCGACAGTACGACGTTTGGCTACCTGTTAAACAACACCGGATTGCAAACCGTTGGCGGTAGCGCATTTCGGGTTTTCGAGGCCCTTTCATCCCGCCAAATGCGGTCTACGGAAGGTGTTCCGGATTCTGGTTTCGACGTTGTTTTCCGCGCCCTGCCGCTGCAAACATTCCACATCTACGACGCTGTACTGGCGAACGACGACCTTGCTCCGGGATCTGCAGAAGACACCACGGCAAACACGTCGCAGCTGGTACCGACCGACTACGCGATTTTCATGCCCGAGCCTGATCCCAGTTGGCAGGGATGGATCGACGCATCGGAAGTAGTAGCGGAAAATATCATGGATCCGGGCCGAGAGCAGTTCGGTTTCCACAGTTGGACGACTCGTGTAATCGATCCAGCCGGCTGGGAACTGAAGATGCTCGACAACGGATTACCCGCCCTGTACGTACCGAAATCCGTTGCCTACGGACACGTAGCGAACTTCTAAACAGCTAACCCGATGAAACTTGGGGTCGAGTTAATCCCCTAGGGTGTCCCACTCGCCCTAGGGGATTTTTTAATAGGAGGAAACCATGAGCGGACAAAAGGTAGTCGATGGAACCTTAGAATGGATAGGTTACGAGCAAATAAATGATCTATCGTCTGCAACGACGCTGACAGTGCCTACGCGAGCCGGATACCCTTCCGCCAATCTAGCACTTATTCAAGCGCTGGATCAGAATGTCAGGTGGCGACCGGATGGTACCAGCACGGCGCCAACAGCGTCTGTAGGCATACAATTGGAAGCGGGAAAAGATATCTGGTACACGGGAGATTTAACCACACTGAAGTTCATCGAAGAAGTATCAGGTGCCGAACTTAATATCTCTTATTACACGGCGTAGTCATGACTTCAATCCTATCTTCCGCCAGAAAGAGTACCACCCGTCGTAGGCGCATAGAGACTGTGCCGGATACCACATGGCATCCCAATAAAAAGCTGTCGGGACTACAACTTTATTTAGATCCAATCGCCACCAAGGTATCCACAGGCGGGGCGAGACAATACACCTCGGCTAATTCCGAGTATCACAGTAGGGCTGACGACGACTCGTTCGATCTAAATACTGGCAGCGACTTCTTGTTGTCTTTCCACGTTTACCGCACGGCAACGGGGACGGCAGAAGCGATATGTTCAAAGAGAGCCGCCTCGACGCGATACTGGAACTGCACGATAGATTCCAGCGATAAGGTCGATTTCATCGCGGTGGTTGCTGGCGCCACGAGATTAAGAATACAATCCAATACCGCGATCAGCGCCAGCGTATGGCACCATATCACGATTGTCTGCGACCGGAGCGATGCGGCGGGATGCAAGGTGTACCTTGACGGCGTCGATGATACAGCGGGAACTCCGACAACGTCCCCGCTAGTCGCCAGTAACTCTGGTGCATTCGAGATCGGGCGCGACGGCGATGCCGTCTACGCGAACGGACGAATATCTAGATTCTGTAAGGGATCGGTTGCCGACGTAACTTCGATCACGACTGCCGCTGTAGCGAAGCTGTACAATTCTGGGAACGGGGTCACGTGGGCCGAGTTGAGTGCTGCCGAGCGGACCAGCTTCGGCTTTACCGCCGGCAACGGTGCCTTTTTTATCTGCAACGAGCCGAGCGGTACGCTTACGGATTCCGTGGCATCGCTCGACCTCGCCGATAATAATACAGTCACCGCACTCGGCGGTCCTGCGAAGATCATCGCGAGGGATGAAACGAGCAATGCGAATCACGGGGCGCTGACTGACTTCGGAGCATCGTCGCTTTCGGTCTGGGTATCCGATGACATTTCTGACGCTATAGGGTCCGGGTATGCGCTGAAGTTCGACGGAACAAACGATGTAGTGATAGTCGGCGACACCGGCATCACAGTCACCTACGTGGAATTTTATATCCGATCAATCGTCGATAACCAGGAGATATTTACGCTGGCGAATTCTACTGCGACCTCTGTAGCGGTGGACTCCGGGGTACTGATATTCGGTTCATCGCTCACCGCGTCTAGCATTGAGGTCGATGGGGTTTCGAAGTCGGCGGCTGAAGCGGGTGTCTTAATCAACGATAACACGTGGCACAAAGTATCGTTTGTCTTGGCCGCGATTAGCGCTTCTGATTTTCGCATGGGTGCGATTTATGGTGCCTTCGGGAACATTTTACTCGATGAATTCAAGCTGAATTCGACGCCCGACGGGCACTGGAAATTCGACGACGGTCCACAGTCCCAAGGCGCGGCTGACGGTGATCCAATTCAAATTTACGAGGACAGTTCAACAAACCGAAAATTCTTCGTCTCGGTTACACGAGCGGAACAGCCGCAATTCGCTTCTTCTGTGACCGCGATGAATAATCGCAGTGCGATCCTGTACTCAGGCGGTCAATTGCTTCAGATAGCTGAGAGTTACTTGACCGGATCAGCGGGGCTGTTCGCGTGCGTATTCCGTCAGACAGACCAGACGCTCTCGAATCAACGGCTATTAGCTTCCAGCGACATTGCTACAGCGAACAGCAGAATGTCACTCATGGCGTACTACCGAGACGGCCAGAACTGGACTAGGTTTCGGCACGAAGATCAAAATACAGTGAATTATGATATGCGCAGTGCTGAGACTCGGACCGTAGTTGATACGAATTATTTATTGATCGTATCCAGCGACGGTTCTGCACTTACTATCGAGATTAACGGCGTGACGCAAACTCCCGTAATGCTTGGAGGCACGAGCAACTCTGGCGAGTGGTTCGGCGAATCTGCGGATAGAGATAATATAGTAATCGGTGCATTGCGGCATACGGGCGACGGGCAATACTTTTCTGGATACATCGCCCGAATGCTGGTTTGTAACGAGGAGAACAGCGGCCAGATCGCGAACCTGCGTACTAACTGGGCGAACTACTATGGAATTATTCTGACATGAGCCACACAGCGAAAGATCATGTTGACACGTACTACGTTCCAGTATCGGAAATCAATGGTTTTAACTCTGCCGTGAAAGAAGCCTTGGACGATCCTCCAAGTGCCCCGAATACTTTAACGGCTGGAAGTGGCAGGGAAATAATTAATGCCGACGACGACGACAATGCAAATGCGGTGTACAACCTCGTCGATATCCAAGGAACCAAGGAGGAACTGGATCGGATACAGGCATCACTGCTTGCCAGAAATGTCACCGGCATACCCACATATCGATACAGTACACCTGACAAATCGCAGATAGACAGGACTGCACAGGAAACAGATCTTAACGTAAGGTCAAAACCCAATCGTGAGTAGACTGACCGCAACAATTAAAGTCCTTGGAAGGTTATCCGCAAAAATGACTCCGCAGGTCTTCTATCACGGTAATGATATGCTTGTCGTCGTAAACGAGCTAAAAAATTCTTCTTCCGGCGCATATACCAGTTCCGCAACAGTAACTGCTGAACTGAAGAAATTGGATGGGACTTCATTGGAGGGAGCGAACACCTTAGCGTACGTTTCAGAAACGAATGGAAAGTACCAAGGAATTATCAGCGACGCGGCATCAACATCCGGACTGCGGAATGGAAGACTGGTTGTCATCGCTGATGACGGTGCAGGTATCCGGGGAGTTTGGGACTTCATGGTTCATTTTAAAACCCGAGCGGATGAAGACGTAGATTAGAGGCGCACATGGCAGTAGAAACCCTTTCACAAGTATATACCACGCAAGCTGAAATAGAGCGAATCTATTCCAACTTAGCATCGTCCCTGCAAATCGATGACGTAAACATCGACGAGGTAGCCGATTTCTGGACAGAGTTAACCGAAGACGCGACCGACATTATCAACCAGTATGCTGAGTCGTATTACGACCCAGCTGACATGGTGGATTCTCGTTGGGTCCGCACGCGCGCATCGTGGGTAGGTTGCTACCTACTCTCACAAAGAAGAGGGAACCCGTCTTTATTCGCAGACCGGTTTGAGATCATTATCGATGAGTTGCAACGAGTGTATCGCGGTGACCTGATAATCCCCCGTCTTCCAACTCGCGAAGACATGACACCGGCTATGTCCAACGTCATTGTAGACGACAGGTTCCGCGTTCATAAAATACGTGTCCATCCAACTATTTCAACCGGCGGAACTTCTGGAAGACAAGATCTAAGTCCACGGTTTCCGTTTGAATGGCTATAAGATGAAGATCGCGATAATCGAGAATTCTCTACCTGACACAAACCTAGTACAAAGATGCCTTGAGTCACATCCCGAAGTGACGCACATAGACGCCTATAAATGCATCGGAGATTTCCCGTTTGAAGAGACTTACACAGTAGTACTGTTCAACCTGAGATTTAACATAAAAGACGGAGCAGAAATCGTATCTCGCATCAAAGAGGTGATAAGATCCCCTGTAATTATAATTTCAGATACGGAAGATCCCGGTGTTATTGAAGCGGCTTTTAGAGCCGGCGCCAAAGGATTCCTGCGCACAAAGATCTTTGCGGAAATATCAGCGTATCAATTTATTTCTGACCAGATAGAGATTGCCAAAGGACTCAAGCTGCGAGAATCGGACAAGAAGAAAAGATTCGTCAGCGAATGGAAGAAAATCTGTAATTCGAAATCTTCAAACGGGCAAGACCGATCAGTAGCTCATTCGATACAATCTTCGATGTCGTCATTGTTCCGATAGGCATTGCACTATCCATGGGAATGCTGAAGCTATGGGGCGACTTTCGCGAATACAAAAGTCGGGTGGATGATATGCAAACCGAGATTACCAGGATTCGAGATTTCATCGAGCGTTGGATGACCGATGAGTGACAAGCGAGTCAAGACCCATCGTAAGCCTGCGAACATACGTCGGATCGTTCAGAAAATCCCCGACGTGTTAGTAGGCAAGGCTCCCGATACGCATGGACTCCGAAAGACATTCATCGCGCACTTTACTCATCACATTTTCAGAAAGATATCAGAAGCATTCGAAGCAAAGTCCCGAGGTTCCTCCGACGACCTGGGAAACTCATGGGCAAACTTATCCCCAGAAACAATTGCTGGCAGACCCAAGCCGGGTCGCAGCACTGCCGGTCGAGGACTGCTGAATGCGAAACAGGATCGCATCTGGAAAGGAATCTATAGCAGCATGCTACAGCGCGGAAAGAGTCCGGAAGTAGCGGCTAAGCTAGCGTGGGGCATCATGAAGGGGCGATATGGAGTGCGTACCAAAATCGATACTCTTTCACGAAGAAACGTACAGACCATGGTATCTACCGGAAGACTGCAAAAGAGTCTCCAGCCTGGAAATGTATCCGGCGCCCGATACCACAAGAAGAAAAACCAAGTATACGAACAAACGGGAACATTGCTTATAATAGGTACGTCAGTGCCGTACGCAGAACGAGTGCATAAAAAGAGACCTCTGTGGCCGGATGATATCGGTCCATGGATTAATGAAGCAAATTCTCTCGCGGTACAAGCAGTTGTGCAGCGGTTACAGAAGGTGTTGACATGAGCCTTGCTGTACTGCTGACCGCATCAAGAGATAGATTGCGAGCAAACTTAAACCTCACGGATGCGGAATGCAGAGTTCAGCCAGGACCGGAACCACCACCCACCATGGGGGACAGATTCGTTGCCGTATACGGTACACGTCACGAACCTATCAGCGGCGAAGAAGATCTCCACCAGGGGATCGCAGAAGAATTCGGTATTGCCTGCGGAGTAACATATCGAGTCAGTGCAATTTCATTTGACCGACTAGGGGAAGAACTTTACATCAAAACCACGTCCGGACTAGAGAATATTTGTCGGGACATAACTGCTCAACTCCATCAATCCATTAACCTGATTACTGCAGCAAATCTTTTAATATCTGGTACCAACAAAATAGAAGAATACCTGCGTTGGGAAGGGACTGATGCAATCCCCGACTTAAAAGACGCAGCTTGGTTCCAGGGGACTTCAGACGCCAATCCTGACCGAATAGTAGGACTGTTCATGGAAGTCCGCTTAGGTCAGGCTCGCAGGCGACAAACTCTAGCAAACATAGAATAATCATGGGACTCGCAAGAAAACTAAAAAACATTGCTACTGCTGAAGGTCGAGATATACTATCTTCGGGAAAGAAACTAAAGCGAACTCTCAAGTTCACCGTGACGTCGAAAATAAAAGCGGCCAGTCCGCAGCGCGAAGTCTCTGAACGACAAAAGAAGTCAGGCTCCGAACGACAGAGGAAATCAGATCTAAAAAAGAAACTGAAGAGTCGGGTAGCGGGTGCCAGGGAAAGATCTAGAAAGGTAGGTGGCTTAACCCTGCAGCAAGCTAAAACACTCAATCGAAAATCCAGTAAAAAGGTTCGCGATCAACGACAACAAATCGCCAGTCACATAAAGTCTCAACGGCGCGTTAAGAGCGCTGCTTTTTCCAAACCCCCAATAGCAAAATAATATGCTTCCCTACCAATCCCTCAGTACCGAAGCTATGTCTTCACCAGCCAAAACAATTTACTTCTTCCCGGAAAGCGTGGATCCCAATAAAACCAATGCGAAATGCAAACACGCTGATCGCGGCGGATGCTTCAAAAGATTGTCCCGCATATACTATGTAATAGAATCAGAGGATGGACCGATCAAAGGCGCGATGATGGGCGGCAACCTGGGAAAAAGGTTTGGGTTCGTTAACAAGGAAATAGAAGATCATTTCACCGACCGCAACAGGACGTCGCAAATGCAGCGGACATGTTCTCCCAGCGCCGTGACAAACTTCGCCTGCCTGAAATACTTGTATACAAGAGATGACGAATACAAACCGTCCATTCCTGAAATCAGCGTATGGGATGCTGAGAAAAACGAATTTAACACTCCCGTAGAGGCTTGTAAGTTATGACATTTATCGCAGGTCCATACACCGTTACCTACGGTGGAAACACTCTTGGGATTACGGAAAGAGGGTTCGAACTGGAGTACACTTCGTTTGCCGAACCCATCATCGGAGACAACCTTGGCGACTCCAAACAGGACGGAGTCTATCGAGGTGGGAACCTATTCATAAACTTTATTTTATCTGAGATGGATCTTGCCGGCGTTCAAGCAGCATTTTGGCCTTACGGAACCATCGGCACTGTGGGACAGGTAGGTCGCCTACAAACAAACATTGCCGGAGCGCTCGCATTCTCGGAGGTCGCTGGAACAACTGCTGCTGCAGAAGCCAACCTCGACAATTTCACCGTAACCAAAGCAATCCTGGCCGAAGGATTTGACGTACGGATACTGTTATCTGCAGCCCACAGAAAAATACCCATGCGATTACAAGCGCTTCCCACAGGGGGCACTCCCGCATGGTTTACGTTGACATGAGCCAATGGCATCTGATCGTCAAGTACTGGTTATCGATTTCCAGCAAACTGGAGGTGGCTCAGCCTCTGGTGGGTCTCGTCCGCTATTTCCAACGCCACCACCTACGGCGCCGCCTGTCCAATCTTCACCGACCTCGTCTCCGTTACAGGCACCAATTTCAGGGGCAATGGCGGTAGGGCGAGCCGGAATGGCGGCAGGCTCAGGCGCAGGTGTTGCTGGTGGAGCGCTTGCCGGTGGGCTTGCAGGTATTGCAATCGCAGGCGCTATCGTAGCAGCAGCTTTCGTAACAGTAGCAGTAGTTGCTGGTGTTATGGTGCGCACCATGGAACGACTTGTTGATGCCGCTCTTGCAGTGGATCAGGCGCTGGTAGGTCTTTCAGAAAACATGGCGCAGGTATCCGGGCCTGTTGCCTTCGCGCGCGGTGAAAGAGACGTTTCGCTAATTCAGGCTCGATTGCATCAAGCAAGACAACTAGAAGGTCAGTTATCCGAATACATCCGCGCACGCACAGACACTGAAACTGCCATAATCTCTATTAAGACTGCGCTGCTGCAAAAACTCCTGCCGGCTGTAAACACCATAGCTGATACAGTCGCAAATTTATTTACAGGTATCGCAGAATTTTCCTCGTACTTCCTAGACGAGTTAATGAAACGCTTTGATCAGTCGGCAATAGCCAGCTCGTTAATGGCCCTGGTTGAAAGGTTCACCCCGGACATTATCAAGGCTATTATTGACGTCGGTAGAAGAGCAAGGCAAGCGCACGCTGCATGGCTTTCCGCAACGATTGGAAAATTCCTGGGAGGAGGTTTCGTGGATGTCCTGCCCGGAGATTTTGCGGAGGGCAACGAAGGGAATAAGGGTGGTGGAGGTATCTTTGGAAACAACAATCCTGTTGGGAATAATTTCAAGGATTAGGAAATCATGAGTCGCGAACTGCCCGCCGTAGGAGTGACTTCTTATAACGGATTCACCTTTCCAGAAGCTATATCTGCGCGCGTACTTTCAAATTACGAGTATGACGATGCTAACCGCGCCGTAAAATATGTGAACTACGTTATAACCATTGAAGCAATCATCATTTCGGACGATGCGCCGGTTGGAGTTGCTAATACCGATGCGGGCGGTAACGCAGAAGACATCCGTAAAAGACTGTCTGAACCGGGAAAGGCTTTGAGTTTCACTCAGCAGGGTTTCGGAACTCTCGAAATCAATATCGGCGCAGTCAAGGACATAGCTTTCGGGCCTAAACCCAGAATACTCGCGTGGGAACCCATCGGATCCAATAGGGCTTTTCGAATTCTCTGGACGGTGGAAACTAGAATTCCGGATTGTTACATGGGAAGTCCGGTGTACTCGAACAAGCTGGCGCAGTTTACGTTCGGTGTTACCTGGGACATCGACGAAGCAGGTATGACTTCGCGCACCATCGCAGGAGTCTTGGAAATACCCGTACAGTTTCAAGGCGCTTCTATTTCAGACACTGCAGACAACTACAGGGAACGATTAGAGAAAATACCCGCAGTTTCCGGTTTTCACAGAACGCAAAACTATACGCTAAGTGAAGACAAGAGGACTATGCACTTCGTTGTAGCGGATAAAGAGATTCCCAGCCCTAATGCTTATCCCGCAGGTATTGTGCGCGTTAGTCTAACGCAAACAGTCAACGGTGGATTAGCAACTGGTGGCTGGAATATGTGGACGGTTGAGTACGCTGGATCAGTAGAAGTAGCTGCAGGATACAACAAGTCGTTTGGGTGGATGGCAATCCTAAGAGTCCTCAAGAAAAGGCGCGATGCGTTTCGCGGTAAAAAATATAAAACAAAGGGAACCAAATATGCCAAGTCTCACGACGCTTCGTTGATCACCCAGAGCATCATGATCGAGGAAGACATATTCAGCAGAAGTTTCAGCTTTTCCGTCGTTGACTTGGTATTTGTTGGCCTCGATAAATTGATTTCCGCCACCGGCTTGTTTTCAGCTGTAGAAGGATCGTGGGGATCTTGGTCTACATCCCTTTCTGAAATTCAGGATTCTCGCGGGTTCGCCAACATGAAGCATCAGATTAGCGATGACATAATCGTTAACCTGTGCGGGAACGCAGAAAGACCAATAAACAACTCTAGTGAAAGCGAAAATCCGGCGAAGTCTGGCAACCCGCTTAAGACTACCGAAACCCCTGATGCGAAATCAAGTTGGATAATATATACCCCAAACTTTGAGATCATCACTGATGACAGCATCGTAGTGCATAGAAAATTAAGTACTACTCCCCCGTCATCCCCGTCATCCTCGACAGCTGACGACGGAACGGAAACCGGTTTTACCTTCGGTAGTGAAATTGCTAATCCCAGCCCAGGAGACGTTACTGTCCAGACCAACGGCGCGCCTATATATTATTTAAGATTCTGGGGGAACGCTGGTAGAGTAGGTCACAAGATTCCTGTTCCGTTTGTAGCAAAGATAGGGGGGAGTGAGGTAAAGACTGTCGAAAAATGGTCGTCGCATAAAACCCTGGGTGGAAACCCGCCTATGTACTCGCTGTCATGGGATCAGAGGTATATAATTCCCGAAGGCATACAAAAGAATAAGGATCTTTTAGATACTGTGGTGACTACCGGACATCCAGAAAATAAATTGTAACTAAGGAGTGCTGAATGATCTCGTCCAAAGTTGAAATCCCTCTCTCTCGTGTCCGAGTTCAACGTGGTGAAGAAATCATCGTGGAAGAAGAAGTTGTGTATCTCGACCTCTGCCTATGGGAGTCGCAAAAAGGAACCGATCCTACCGACTTGTCCTCCGTCAGAGAGTGGTTGCCAAAGTTTCGAGATGCGATTCGAAAAGACTACGACTGCGATATCAGCGACACCGAAGCGCACATGCTCGCATCGCAAACAGTTTCAATAATTGAATCGTTAAAAAAAAATTTGAGCGACACTCAGAAGTCACTGCCGAATACGGAATCGACTCCACAAAACTCAGCCCAGAAGAATTCATCGGACTGCTTGCAAACATCCCTCGGATTCGTGCAAGACGAGAGCTTGATAGACGCAGGGACTTAGGAGACCTGAGTGCCGAACGCGCTAAACACTTAATCCTACTGACTACTAACGATTCAGACGCAGCGGACGATGCTTACGCGGAAATAGGATTGGCTAACTTGAAAGCCGGTAAAAAAATATGACCATTTCATATTCAGCAAAAGACTTGTTAACTGGTCCGATCACTGCGGATTACATGCCAGAAGCGCGCATCAGCGGATATCTCTCGATGCGCAACCGACCGCACTTCAGCGGTCTCGTCGTCAAAGAAATGCTGGCAGATCCCCGGATCGTATTCGGACTGTGGCTGATCAAGGGACCGATTCTTGCCAATGCAAAATTCTCAATAGATTCCGACGATGAAACAATACGCCAATTCGTAATCCGGCAAGTGAATCGATTCTGGAGAAACAGTGCTGTACGTGCGCTGAAGTCTATCGAATGGGGGTACTCCGGAGGCGAGGTGTTGTATTACCTGGAAGACGGATTAATGCACTTCGACGTAGTAAAAGACGTGGACTCCCTAGACGTCCGCGTGGTAACACGATTTGGAGAATTGCAGGGATTAACCCTGCGAAACGTGCCGGCGCCCAACCAGGGCAAACGAAAGATATTCCTGGGGGGACCAAAAGCTTTTCTGCACGTCACATCGCGTGAACGAAATCCCTGGTACGGTCAATCGCGCCTGTTCGGCGCGCACATTCCCTGGTGGGAACAATGGAGTGACGGAGGATATCGAGATGTACGCAGGCTGTGGTTTTATAAAAACGCATACGAAGGCGGCGCCATCTACCATCCTCCGGGCATCACGCGCACAAAAGAAGGTGTCGTCATTTCCAACAAGGATTTAGCGCGTGAAATGATCGAAAAGAAACGTACCGGAGGAACGCTCACATTTCCAAACATCACAATGGGAGATCAAGCCGGTCAACGAGCGTGGGAATACATCCCGCCGCAACCGAATCAGATCCCGGCAGGACTACTAGAGTACGGCACATCTCTGCGAGATGAGATACTCGAAGGAATGGGCATCCCGCCGGAAGTAATTGAATCCGCCGGCGCCGAAGGATTCGGTTCTTCTTCCGGACGCGCTATTCCACAGATGGCATTCTACTCAACACTGCAGGAAATAGTTCAGTGGTTGATTACAGATGCGGACAATCAAATAATTCGACCACTCGTACAACTTAACTTCGGCTCAGCGAGATACGAAATCGTACCCTTTTCGTTGCTAGACGCGCTGGAAAAAGATGAGGCGCCTCCACCGGAAAAACCTGAGATGATACCGCAAGCTTTTCCTGGGGAAGAGGCCAAAGAACAGGCGCTTCAACTGCAGTAATTAATACCACAAAAGCATAAAGGTATAGGTACTAAAACTTCGCCCAACGAGCTTTTCCTTCGGCGATAGCGTACTCAGTATTGCCAACCCCCAAGATGATCGCGGGAGTGCCCGCGTACACCTCTTCCAGAAATGGCGACCAGAATATGGGGGATTGACCATGGAAAGATCCGAGTGCAAAAAACCCGCAGCAGTCGTACACTACCTGCGCGTTATTCAATTTTGTGATCTGCCGCTCCGTAGGCACTACGGGTTTAACCTCCACAAGAATCGATCCGCACTCTCGTGTCCGCAGCAAAAAATCGGGCAGGTAATAGATTCCCAATTTGCGGACTTCGTACTGCCAGCTAATGTCAAGTTGGTCCCAGACTATTGCCCACCGCGCTTCCAATGTAGATCGAAAATGCGTGTTGCTGTACCATACTCGCTTTGCAGCATACTTAGCCAAAAACCCCCCTCCCACCCAATAAAATACTACTACCCTTATAATTGTCAATAGGGGTATGAAACACTATATCTACCCGTACCATTTTACAATCCTGGTATTTATTATTTATCTAGGCACATGAAGCATGGCTAAATCCACCTATTCATCTACGATTCAGCTCGACGGCATAGACTGTTTGGATCCCAGGGTCGAATACAGCGAGTGTCGGCGCCTGGGTCTCTCGTTGGAGTGGTACGGCAAGCCGAATGCATATCATCTACCGCGAGGACGAAATCCGGGGCGTGGATTTGTTCTCATGTTAAAGAAGGATCTCGATACGCTCGATCTCAATTCAACGTCTCACAAACTCAGCTTCTTTTATGGCGACGTGAAAAGAGACATCACCGGACTCGTAATCATCCATGCGGACACTGTTATCGGGTCTCGAAAAGAGGACGACGTGAATGCGTCCTACCTAGTCGAGTTGGCAGACGCTCGATGGCTAGGCCAGTACACGGTGGTAGACACGAGTTACAACGTGCAGTCCACAACCAACGTCACCAGCGGTGCTGCCGATCTCTACGACGCAAGTCTGAACTCCGGATCCGAATGGACGTGGGACACGATGCTGTCGAACCTCTGGGGAAATCTACCGTCTTCAGCATTCGGATCTTATCCCGGTTCGTCCAACCTCACGTTACCGACACAGATGAATCCACGGGACTACGAGTTCTGGGGCTGCAACGCCTGGGATGCGATCTGTAAAGTACTCGACGACATCAACGCATTCGTAACGGTGGAATTCACTGCTGCCGGCGTGGCGGAATTCGTACTGCGGAACGTAGGCACATCGCGTCCGGACATTACCACAGTACTCAGTGACGCGGCAGACAACGCAGCGCGGTTAACACATCGGAAAGAAGGCACCGCTGCGGCGGTACCGGAAAACATTGACGTCTTCTTTCCCTCAATTGACATGGGTTGGCAAAAGGAAACTACGGACACGCTGCAGATCACGGCGAAGACATATTGGCGCAACCGACCTCTGCACAAGGTAACCGTCGCGTCCAGCTCAATCTTAAGCGGGGTAACCGCGATTGCCGGAACGCGGGTGGGCATACACGATTCAATGCTCGCGCTGTATCCGTCCACCGGCTCGGGACCGAGCAACTCATCCGCGCTGACCACCCGCGCAACCGACATCGCCACTCAGTACGCGCAAGGATTAAATCTAGGTGGAGATCCCGTAGACATGGGCATCTACCACGGCATCCATCTGATAGAGCCAGGATCCGATGTCGCCCGTGTTTCATGGTACGACATGGGCGATAGCGCCGGTATGGTAACTGATGTCGTTCCCGGCGAACTCGGCGCCAGCGGTAGCTTTCTCGCCTCCAGAGATCGAGGCCGCGCAGCAAGACCATTTGCCCCCTCGGAGATAGGCATCCATACCCGTCGTTTCCCCGGTCCCCCGGATCTAGGTACCAAGCATCAACCGTTTGAACACATTGCATTTTTCAAGCTATCCGGCTCCTTATCCGCATTCGGTACAGCAACGGCAGTGCCACTGTACGACGGATCCGGCGCGAATATCGATTGGCAGGAAGATGTGCATTCGTCCGGCATCTCGATCTACGAAGGCACTGGTACTACTTACGACGAAGACGAAGTCGTAGTGTGCGTATGGAGCGAACAAGCGAACAAATGGATAGTCACCAATCATACGTCTGGCTTCGTGGACGGTACGAATACCACGTCCTACAGTTTCTACGCGGACGGGGACACGGGAACTCGCCAACTCATTTCAAATGGCGATGAACTCCAAATTCTGTCGGAGCAGACCTCCAGCGTAGATGGAATCGACACACGGGCGCTGGCTACCGATACGATAAAAATCAAACACCATGACACTTCCGACCTCACCGGGAAGTACCCCGTAGGCTCTACAGACACGACGAAAAGCGTTGAATCTCTGACCGTTGATGTGATGGGGCATGTCACGGCGATTGTTATTAATGACAAGGATACAGCGGAATGCAAAACGAAATTGTCTACTTCGGATACCTGCGAGTTCTTTAATGACAAGCCGAATACTAAGGCCACATACGATTCCACTGAAGACCAGTTGATAACGTATGAACAGATAGACGACGGAGCCGACGAACATTTTGAATTGTTCATCCGGGCCGCTGGTATAGATGGATACGATGAAGATAAAATACAAGTTCTTGGGCATGCCGTAAAAGGCGGCGGAACTGCGACGTGGACATTCTACGATGTCGAACAGTGCTAATGACTGCCATCTATCTTTTATTTGGGTTGCTGCTGCTGACCACATTCTGGCTTAATCATGCCTCCGGCGCAGGCAAGCTCGCGATCACCAACGACGCCACTCCCAAGTTGTTGGCCCGGAATCCTAAAGCGACCGGTAATCGCGGATGTCCCTGCTGTATCTGCGCCGGCTGCAGCGGTAATACTGGAGGACCAGACATAATGTACATGGTTCGAGTAACCCTCACTGGGTTCTCGGATGGCACATCCGGCCACGCTCTGAATTGCAGCACTTGCACTGGCCTCAATGGCACATTTGACCTCGACTGTATTGCTACCGCCAGCTCAAATCACTGCAAGTGGCGGAT